ATACCATCACTCACGGTAAACAATCACGCCCATAGTGTGCCAGCACTGTCTATACCAGCACTATCAATACCAGCGTTATCAATACCAGCTTTAAGTATTCCTTCTCTGACAGTTAATGGTTTTTCTGTAAATACCACTCTCCCTAATCAAGTGGTTCAGTACATTATAAAGACGTAGGTATGTTATGGCGGATAATACTAGAGAACTTGACCAGATACAACAAGAATTAGACGAAATTCAAAAACGTAGTAATGAGAATAAAGTTTCTATTGCTACTCTAGATGCCCTCTCTCTTGAACGACATGAACATATCATGAAGACTCTTAACACTATGCACGAGAAGATTTCAAATTTAGAAACTCTTGCAACAAGTGGCAGAAGTTCTATCAGAACCCTTTGGTATGTTGGTGCTATAACTGGAGGTTTTATGGCCTTTGCTTACACAGTTTACAGCTTCTTTCCTAGATGAGTTTTTTTAAATTAAATATTGATAAATTATGTTCTAAATTACCTACACCCGTTCAGTTCAATGAAGCTCAAAGGTCTATGGTTGAGGGGTTAGAGAATAATCGTTTTTTTGTAACAATCTCCGCTCGAAGAACTGGCAAATCATATGCTGCTGCGATTCTTGCTTTCGCTAAATTATTAGAACCAAAACAACAAGTAATGGTGGTTGCACCAAACTTCTCTTTATCGTCTATTATCTGGGATTATGTTACTGACTTAGTTAAACAGATGGAACTTGAAGTCGATCGTTTTAACCAAAAAGATAAAGTGGTTAAACTAATTAACGGCAGTACTTTTAGATTACTTTCGGCAAACAACAGAGACTCTTTAGTGGGTCGTGCTGCAAATCTCCTAATAGTAGACGAAGCAGCCATTATCTCAAACGACGAGTATTTTACTAGAGATCTTCGACCTGCGCTTTCTACTTTTAAGGATTCTCGTTGTTTATGGATATCTACTCCTAGAGGTAAAGGTAATTATCTATTTACCTACTATAATAGAGGGGTAGATGATGAATATCCTGATTGGGGTAGCACTTTACACACCTGGAGATCAAACCCCTTATTGTCTGAAAAAGATATTGAAGAGGCTAAACGTACGATTACAAAAGCAATGTATTTGCAAGAATATGAATGTGAATGGACTACTACCGAAGATCAGATCTATCAAGGTTTGAACGAAGAAAAACATATAAATGATTTTGTTGGTGAGCGTTTCATAGAAGTTATAGGCGGATTAGATGTAGGTTATAGAGATGAAAATTGTTTTGTTGTGGTTGGATTTGACGGTATAAACTATTATGTGGTAGATGAATATATTTCTAGAGAATCTACTACGTCAGAGTTAGCAGAGATTGTAAGAGAAAAACAAGAAGAGTGGAGTATTGATTCTATTTATATTGATTCGGCGGCTCAACAAACAAAAGCAGATTTTGCTTATGACTACGATATATATTGTGAAAATGCTATAAAGTCAGTTAATGACGGTATATCTTCTTTACAAGCCTTAATAGAACAAGATAGATTACTATTTGATACTGAAGGAGGAGCTCACTCATTTTCTGCAATGAGTAGTTATAAATGGAATCCCAACACTGATAATCCTAAACCAGTTCATGACTGGTCTTCTCACCCTTGTGATGCGATTAGATATGCTATATATACACATCAAAAAATGAGTGCAATAAGTGTCTTCACAGGTTAGAATAATAATTCTTTGTTATAAACGATGGGGTAACGTTAATCTTATTGTAAAAGCACTTCATAAGTATTACCCAATTACTGTTATTAATAATCTAGCAGGACATACATATTCAAATGAGAATGCTGAAGTTATTAATAATGATTCAAATAGATATTGTATGGAACGTTGGTTACGATGTTATGAATATGAAGAACCCTTTAAAATTGTGCTTGATGACGATATACTTATAAATCCAAGAACAGTTAAAAAATTAATTAATAATTGTGTTCACATTGTTGGTATTTTTGGTTATAGTAGTGTGAATAGAAGTAGAAATTATTTTGAACTTGAAAGATTTTGGAATGAAAGAGGGAAAGTAGATTTTCTGGTAGGGTCTGTCATATGTGTAAGACAAAGTTCACTTGATAATATAAAAAAAGAACTATTAGAATATGGATTACCTAAAAGAGGAGACGATATTATAGTAAGTTACTTAATTAAGCATCGATTTCAATTAGATTATTTAGCGACCATTGACGGTGCTTATGTTGCTTTACCAGAATATGAAGTAGGTTTAAATAGGCAATCTGACCATTTTAAACTTAGGTGGCAGGTTATAGAAAACTTTAAAAAATTAGGTTGGACATAAGATAACAAAGTAAGGTATGATGACATCATTAAAAAGATTTCCAATAAAATACATTAGAGATTTTATTAAAAAAGATTACAAAATTCGTGACGAGTGTTACGTGTGTGGCAGTAGAGAAACTTTAGAGCTTCATCATCTTTACGGCTTGAGTGAATTATTTGATAAATGGTGTATTTCTAATAAGATTAGTGATATTGATAATGTTGAAACTATTAATCAGCTTAGAGAAAAATTTGCAACTGATGAAAAAGATAACCTTTCAAATAAAAACTTATACACTCTCTGTAAAACTCATCACATAAGACTGCATACATTATATGGACAAAGGTATCCAAACTATCTAGCCTCTAAAATTAAAAATTGGTTAGATATTCAAAAGGAAAAAAATGGCAAATAATCAACAAAAACAAGTGCCCGCGTGGAGAGAATGGTTATCTGAAAAACTAAATCCTGCTCAGCCATCTATTGCTGCTTTAGAACCATATGCAAGTCCTGAAAATACTCATGACTTTGAACAAGCGTATCGTGAAGTTGAGATAGTAAATAGATCAATTGAGATGTGCATTAACGCTTTAACCGAAATTCCCTTATTAGTAGAGGGAGGTTCTCCTAGTAAAAAAATTAATAAGTTACTTAACTATAGACCTAATCCTTTTGAGGATAGAGCTAGGTTATTTAGACGAGCTTTTTTAGACTTTTTTCTAGATGGTAATGTATTTTTCTATTATGATAGAAATGATCTATATCTATTACCAGCTAATGATGTTGAAGTTGTTCCTGATGAACGAGCATTTGTTAAGCAGTACAATTATCTAATCTCAAACCAGCAATCTCAAGATTTTTACAATTTTAATAAAACTACCACAAAAAGTGAATCAATAGTTTTTGAACCTTATGAAATAATACATGTAATGAATGAGAATGAGCTAAGCATATTTAGAGGAACTAGTAAGCTTAAGTCTATTAAACGTTTACTTGAGGTTTACTTTTATCTTATCAACTTTCAGAGGCAATTTTTCAAAAACAACGCAGTTCCAGGATTCGTACTGACAACAGATAGTATTTTAAGTAAAAGAGTAAAAGAGCGACTTTTAGAGAGCTGGAGAAATTCCTACACAACTATTTTTGACAACGCGAGAAATCCAGCTATACTAGATGGAGGATTAAAGATAGATCAGTTTTCAAATGTGAAATTTGATGAACTAGACTTTGAAAATAGTGTTGAAAGAATCCAACAAGATATTGCTAAAGCAATTGGAGTTCCTTACGTGCTTTTAAAATCTGGTAATAATGCTAATATAGATGCTAATCAAAAGCTTTTTTATCAGCACACAATATTACCGATATTAAATCAGTTTTGTAGCGCTTTCATGCATTTTTTTAACGGTGGAGTAGAAATAAGACCTGATAAAATGACCATTCCTGCTCTAAGACCAGAGATGAGAACAGAGTCTACTTACTATGCACAATTAGTAAACACAGGCATTATGACACCTAATGAAGCTAGAAAAGGTTTAAGGCTACCCAGAATCGAGGGAGAAGATGGCATTAGGGTACCACAAAATATTACAGGTAGCGCGACTGACGCTACTCAAGGAGGCAGACCTCCTGAAGAAGAGTCTGATAATCCAAAGGAGGAAACAGTAGATGAACGATAAAAAGTTTTATTTAAATAGCGTTTTAGAAGCTAAGTCATTTAATAAAAAGACTAAGTCAATTAAAATTGCTGGCTATGCAAATACTACTGCTAAAGACCGTGCAGGTGATGTTATAACTGCAGATGCATGGGCTAAAGGCGTAGATAACTTTAGACGTAATCCTGTTCTTCTCTATCAACATAAACACGATTGCCCAATAGGTAATGTTAACAAAATACAAGTTGATAAAAAAGGTATTTTTGTTGAAGCTTCCGTCAGTGAAGCAGCAGAGAAGAATCACGGGGTACAGACCCTTATCAAGGATGGAGCCTTAAAAAGTTTCAGCGTTGGTTTTAAAGTTAAAGATGGTAAATATAATCGCGAAGACGATACAATGACAATAACTGATGTTGAATTATTAGAGATTAGTGTTGTTAGTGTGCCTTGTAATCAAGATTCACTATTTAGTATTAGCAAAAGTTTTAACTCAGATGATGAGAGAAAATCTTTTCTTGAACAGTTTGAGGACAAAGAACAAACTAAAGCATACATAAAAGCAGGCATAACTGATATGATTGATGGCCATTATCATACTTTAGAAGTAGATGAGAATGGTAATGGAATTACAACTTATGCTTCTCATATGGAAAACCACTCTCATAAAGTAGAGGGGTATGAGATAATGGAAGCTAAAGGTCATAAACATTCTATGACAGTTAGTGCTGTTGCTGTACATGACTCATCTGTAGAGATGGCTGAAGAAGATTCTGACGAAAGACCTTTAAGTCCTTCTGAACAAATGGCTTCTCAAACAAGAGGTGCTGAGGTTACAGAGAATAAAAATGAAGAGGTAATTTCGGAAGAAAAAACCGATTTAGAAACTGAAGCTGAAAAAGAAAATGATGAAGAAGAATTTGAGATTAGAGATCCTAATGCAGAGATTCCATTTATCAATCTTTTAGAGCAAGAACCAGAATTAGTCAAAAATGGTGCAACTGTAGAATTAAACGGAAAAACCTACAAAGTGACTAAAATTGCAACCGACCAATCGCCAACTTTTAAATTTTTAGAGGTTGACGCTGACGGAAATAGTTGTGATAATACGTTAGATGTTGACGTTAACAACATTAAAAAATCAAAAGGTGAAGAAATTAAGAGCGAAACCTCTCAGCTTCACGAAAATTCCCACAAGGAGGAAACCAAAATGGCAAACCAGGATATCGATACTCCTATTGACCTTACGTCCGCATCAAAAGGTGCAGCGAAAGAGATCGAAAAAGCTGAAGCAACTAAAGCTCAAGAGCAACCAGTTGTAAAAGCAGAAGTGTCAGAGCCAGAAGTTGCTAAGCTAGTGGAGAAAACTGGTGAAGCAATGATGAAAGAGGCTGACGCTCAAGACAGAAGAGAGACTGCGTATACACCTAAGGAATCAGCGGAAGTTGATGAACTTAAGGCTCAGATCTCAACATTTAAGGATCAGATTAAATCATTAACTGAATCTAAAATGACTTATCAAGAAAATAGTCGTAAAACTTCTCAATTCTCAGAGAAAGAAATGGCAAATGCTTATTTACTTGCCAAGTGCATGAATAAGCGAGACGTATTTGATACTAAATACGGTTCAAGAATGAAGGCGATCACTTCTGTAGATCAGTTCCTTTCTAACTTTTCTTCAAACATCTACACTGAGATGGAGCAGCAATTAATTATTGCTCCAATGTTCGAAAGAATCGCAGTGGATGCTAGAAATTTTAGAGTACCAGTAGCTGATGAAGATACAGACGGAGATGTAGCACAGTTTAAGTCAGGCACATTTGCAACAGGTATTGCAGATGCAACTAACGTACCTACTTCAAACCAAAATACAATCTCAGCTGTTACCTTTACACCTCATAAGTTTATGGCAACTACTCACCTTGCAAAAGATGAGGAGGAAGATACAGTTCTTCCATTGCTTGACTTCCTAAGAGCAGCAGCTACTAGACGTCTTGCAAGAGCTATTGATAAATCAATACTTAGAGGTACAGGCGCATTAACTGGCTTCACAGCATCACCTACTAACGCAATTACTGCAGGTACAGGTTATGCTTCCGTTATCGAAGGATTAACTAACTTAGCAGCAGATGCTTCTCTTACAGTAGCAACTGGCGGTGCTAACGATAAAGTTGACCCAACTGATATCGCAGGTGCAAGAAGTTCAATGGGTAAATATGGTCTTCAACTTGGTGACCAGTTAGTATATCTAACCACTATTGAAGGTTATAATAATCTAGCTCAAACTTCAGACTTTAGAACAGTTGATAAATTTGGACCAAACGCTACTTACCTAACAGGTTCTGTTGGTGCAGTGTATGGTATACCAATCCAGATCACTGAATTCTTAGACGTAGTTGGTGGATCTAGCAGACATATTGGTATGCTAGTGTATAAGCCTGGATTCCTAATCGCTGAAAGACGTGGTATGGAGATCGAGAGCGAGTACGAGCCAAGACAGCAAGTTACAGCAATGTATATGAGCACACGTTTTGACTTTAGACCGTTAACAACTAACTCAAATAACGCACTAGATGCAACTAAGTATTCTTACGCAGTTATGAACATTACTGGTTAATTTTAACTAATAATGTAGAACTAATCAAGGGGGAGGTGGATAGCCTCCCCTTTTTATTTAAGGAGAATAGATATGACTACTATTGTAACAGAAATTAAAGATATGAAATCATGGGATGAAGCTGAGAAATGGCTTTCTAAACATGGTTGGGGTCCAGAGCTTATTGCACAACAAAAAGAAGCTTGGGATGCTATAGCTACTCCAGCACCTATAGTTGCTACAACAATTAAACCAGAAGTAAAAAAATCTGTTAAAAAAATTACTATTAAGAAATAGGGGATTGATAGATGGATAGACATGAAGAGGGGCTTGGTCGTTATCCGTATGTAACGTTGCCACAAGTAAAAAGTTATTTAAGTATTAATAGCACTACTCATGATGGTACTCTTAGTAATATCATAAGTTATGCTACAGGAGTTGTTGAACACTACATCGGACAACAAGTTTTAGCTAATGACTATGTTGAAGTTTTTGACGGAGGCGAAACAAGCGTTTTTGTTAATAGATTGCCTTTAAGTAATGTCTATGAAGTAACAGAGTTTAATGGTATAGAGCATATGACTCTTGACGATCCCGCGACTAATGGTATGCCTAATGTTCAAGATAATGATAGTGTAACTCTTACCTTTAAGAATGACGCTCATATTAATTCAAGGGTTAAAAGATTTGGAAAATCTAGTTTAGAGGTGGCATCTGCCGACTTTGTAGAAGGTACAGTATCTGAAGATATAAAATTTGAAGAGGGTGATTTTACCATCGAGATGTTTATTCGTGTTAATGACTCGAGTTTACCTGTACAGGAGCTATTTTCAATTAACACAGATGCGACAAATTCTTTAAAATTTTCTACAAATGGAACAAGTGGTTTAAAAATTGATGCTACAATTAGCGGAAGCACAACAACAGTTACTGGTGCTAACACACTTATTCAAACACAACAATTTGGACAACGAGAGTTCGCACATGTAGCTGCATCTTTTAATAGTGTCTCTCAACGAATGTTTTTAACCTATAATGGGAATAATATTACAGGAGCCAGTGGTGAAACGTTTGCTGTAAATAACAATACTTTTACAACAAACGTGCTTATAGGTAACGACTTTGTAGGATATATTGACGAAGTACGAATTAGCGATACTGCAAGATATTCTGGAGATTTTACTCCTCCATCACAAAGATTTAGACCTGATGAACAAACACGAATGTTAATTCATTTTGACGGTAAAAATGGAGCTACAGAAGCTAAAGATGTTAGCGCTGCAATAAATCAATATAGTTTTTCACGAGACAGTGGAGAAATTACTAGAGATACAGGGGATATAGGCATTACAGGTAATTATCCAACTGTTAATAGATCTTACCCATCACTTACACTAAGTGGCCCACCTACTTTTCAGCCTTATCCTAGCGGAGTTAAAGTAACATATCGTGGAGGGTATGAAGCAGGACAAGTTCCTTATGATCTTCAAGTTGCTACTCTTGATATGATTAAATTATTTCATAAACAAGATCAAGATAAAAAAGGTTTTAGTTTTGAAGGCGAAAGAGGAGATAAGTTTAATTTGGCAGGAAACTTTCCTCCACACATTAGACGTATACTTGACTTATATAGGATCGTTATCTAATGGCTCCTAAACTTGACCTTGCTATTGTAAAGAATACCTTTCCTGATAACAAGATAGACGAAAATATAGATATCAGAGGTGGTAAAGCACAAGCTAATCAATATAGAAACGTTTTACTACGACGAGTTTCTGATTATGTATCTGAGTACATGGGGATCGGAGTAGGTAGATCTGCAACTCCAGCTGATAAAAAAGCATTTTCATCCACAGGTATGTCTGCAGGGGCAATACCTGATGCTATTATTGATTTGGATGAGTTTGAAAGTGTTACAGGGATTAGATTATCTGAAGTTACTGCAATGAAACAAGGAAGTTTTGATCCTATAACATTACCAGGAGCATACGAAACTAAGGTTGGTGGAGTAGGTGATACAACAATACCAGCGATTACAAGTTTAAAAAGAACGTTAGCAGGTGAGGAAGGTCAGTTAATTCAAAAGACCATGCAACAGTTTAAAAAACCTGAAAACAAACAAGCATCTGGACCAGAAGCTATAGCAGCTTTATTTTCTGAACCTATGAAAGCTTATAAAGATCTTCTTATACTTAATACAAAACTTAAGTTTGGAAACTATCTTAAAATCGATTTAGCTGATATGGATAAGAAAAAAGGAACGGGAACTTTTAAGTTTGTTGCTAATCCTCTAAAAAATCTACCAGTCGATGCGTTTAATAATCCTAAGATATTTGGGGAATACTTCTCTGTGGTATTAAAAGTAAAACCAAGTGAAGCTAAAGCAATTATGATTATAACTCCTAAAGCAAAGTTATATAACGATATTACAAAAGATATTCAAGACGCAACTGCAAAAATAAGTGAAGCTCATATGAATATTCACAAAGTAAAATTTTCTCAAGGTCTCCTAAATAATTTAATACAAAGAGGTATACCTGAAAAAATAAAAAGTAAGGATGCTGCGAATGAGTATCTTTCTCTGATAATAGGATTTGCTAAAGAATTTGAAAGAGGAGGGTTAACTCCTTTTACTATCAGGACTACCTACGAAAGTCCATTGATTGGACGCCAGACTTTTGATAATATAAAATTTAAAAGTAAAAG